TTTTTGGCTTTTTTGCTTTTTGTTCCAATACTATATTTATATCATTATCATTATCATTATCATTATCGGCATTTTTTGCATCGTTTGGCATGCGTTCGCATGCGTTCGCATCCCATCGCATGCGTGCGCTTAATGAATTGCGTTCACGGATTTTTTCGTATCGCACCAAATCGCGTTTCAATTGTTGTTTGATTGGCTCGAATGCAATTTTGGTGATGACATTATCGGTGTCGGGATTCAGGTCGTTCACATAATACAAAACATGTTTGAATAGGTGTCCGGCTTGCTCATCCGTTAATTGTTCGATTGTGTGTATAATATCGCAATACAACACAAATGATTTTTTATCCTTTGCCATCTAATTGTTTTAAATCTAATGCAACATATTGTTTGCCATCATGCCATTTTGCGATTGTCAATCCGGTCATCATTTCCCGTATTTGGCGCATGGTTCGTTTGATTGGCTTGCCCGGTTCAAACATAAAAACAATGAACAAATCAGCATTCAAACCAAAAAGGAATTCAAATGCGCTGTAATTAATAACATCGTCAATTTTCATCTTATTTGTTCCTTTAATATGGAAATACATCATGCGTTGTTTTTTGGCGTTGAAATATACAAAATCAGGCAATGACCGGATCAACCGATGAATGTTCCAAAACCCATTGATGTTCATTTCTTTTTCGTTAAACCCAACCCTTTGAACTGGCATTCCAACCGATTCCATGTAATCAACAAACCACATTTCCGACATGTTTGCGACTGTTTGGCGTTCTTTGTATGTGTTACTCGCTTTCTCCATCGCTTTCCAATTTTAAAATTTCCAACGCTTTTTTGTACAGCTGGCGCGCATGTCGGTCGGTCTTTTTCCATGATTCAAATGTGTTCACGGCGTGAATGATTGACGAATGGTCGCGCCCCAATTTGTTTCCGATTTGCTCAAATGTAAAATGATAATGACGGCGCAAAATAAATGAATACATGTGCCGAATCATTATGACATCACCTTCGCGCAATCGACCCATTATTTTTCCCGGTGTCATTGATCCGACTTCACAAAGACATTGCAACACCTGATTCATCAAATCCAACCGGCTAACGGCGTTTTCATGTTGAATGTCCAATGTTGTTTTAAATTTTACTTTGGGATAAATAATTTCATTTTTTAATGTAGCGATTTCGCGTTCGTACTGGTCACGCATTCGAATGATGTCTAATGACAACCGCGCGTTTTTGCTGCGTTCTTTGACAAATTCACGAAAATAATCTTTTGATTGCGTTGTGGCTTGTTTCATTGCTTAAAATTGTGTTTTTACCGTCTTTGTGTACCTTGACCAAAATTTTCGTTTCGGCGTCCTTAATTACGCTTAAAATGGCTTTTAATTGTGTGTTTGTGATTGTTGGTTCATCGCCAATTGCGATTTCAACCATTTCCGTGATTCTTTGCATCTTGTTTCCCTAATTTATACCCGATGACATACGCCACCAAAATGTGCAATTGTATTAATAAAATGATTTTCCAACTCATGATTCATGCGACCAAATAAACTTTTCTTTGCATCTTTTGTGGGCAAAACTGAAACCGGCATTGTAGGCCATTTGGTTTTCAATCTTTTCTTTCATCAACCAATATTCCTTTTCTGAATCCCTGAATTTTACTTTTTCAAATGCCTCCATGAATTCAATCAACTGGGCCATTGGTGTCATGACTTTATTTTCCATCCAATACATGTTTTGTTAAAAAATACGCAACTTGATTGTCAATCCATCCGGCATTTTGCGCCCGCTTAATCCATTGCGCTTTTTTCTTTTCTTCGATGTCGCGTTTATGCGCCATGATTCCATCAATATTGGAATGCGCCGCCCATTGTGAAAATACGCGCCCCCCAATTTCAATTTCACCACATTTGCGGATCAAACCATCTGATTCAAGTGATGACAAAACCGATGTCACGGTTGGATGCAATCCGAAATTGTCAATCAATGTTTTTGTGGAAACGCAATTCCATTTTTGGATTGCCACAAAGATTTTGGCGCGGTTGGTTTCAACTTTGCCTTCGTTTATTTGGCGCATGAACGCCATTATTTTTGCGCTCATTTGCCGGCCTCCTTTTTCTTTGCGCGTTGCTTTTGTTTTGCAATGCGGGCTTTTTCACGGATGGCGGCATCACGAATCATCGAATCTTCGTATTTGCGTTGAACATCCTGATACAAATTTGAAAATGTGTGCAATTTGTCGGTCAATCCGGCAATCTGCGATTTCTGCGCCATCAAATTTGATTCATTGTCAAAAATGACTTTGTTTTGTTTCCAAACGCTTTTTTCAAGGCCGCGAACTTGCGCGCGACTGGCATTGTACATCAACCACAAAATGAATGCGGTGACGCAACTGATGGTTAAAAAAATGTAAATCATTATCGTTGTTTTATTTGTTTTTGCCTTTGTACATTCTGCGTTGAACCAACATTTGCGTGAATTCATTGAATTCCGGGATGTATTCATCGCGTTCAAATTGATAGGGTTTGGCCTCCGGCATTTCGTTGAATCGCTTTGAATTCAATTTGATGCAATGCGCGCCATACATCACCGCAATGGTAATGGGCGTTAAAATGATAAGGTAGATTAAATCCATGTCGTTTTTCTTAATTGTTGATGCAATGTTAAAACACATTTTGCAAACAAAAAAACATTTGTGACATTTTTTTAAAAAATTTTCGTATTGAACGAAAAAAGGGGCAACCATCGGCGGCCGCCCCTTAAATCAACAATGATGAAACAACGATAAGTTTGGATGAATCTGCGCAAATATCGCGCATCCTTTGTTGACATTTGCAACATTGTGTATATTTGCTGAACAATGGAAAACAACGAATTAACAATCATCAACAGCAACACAACTGGTGAATCCGGTCAAGTGTTTGCCCCGGCGCAATTTGAACACGCCCAAAGAATCGCAAAATTATTGTCATCATCCGACCTTGTTCCGAATCAGTACAAAGGAAACATTGCAAACACGATGGTGGCATTAGAAATGGCCCACCGGATGAACGCATCGCCTTTGATGGTCATGCAAAATTTGCACATCATCCACGGACGACCATCATGGGGTTCATCATTTATCATCGCCTCATTAAATTCATGCGGGCGATTTGGAACGCTGCGGTTTGAATCAACACCGACATCGTGCAAGGCGGTCACAATGGATAAACAATCAGGCGCAATTTTGGAAGGCCCAACGGTGACGATGGAAATGGCAAAGTTGGAAGGATGGTTGGATAAACCCGGATCAAAATGGAAAACAATGCCCGAATTGATGTTGAAATATCGGGCGGCGGCTTTTTTTGGTCGTTTATACGCCCCCGAAATCATGATGGGGTTATATTCGGCCGATGAAGTGGTCGACATTGCAGCAAACAACGCGAAAATGGGTAAATAACCCTATTTTAACGCGAAATCGTTTGAAGTAATCAAAGTATATGTGAAGCGGTTGCCATGCAAGGCGGCCGCTTTTTTTGCTAACAACATAAACTGGTTGAAATCGGCTGTGCGTTTAAACACCTGACAACCTTCGGACCAATTGTTGACTTGAACGGAATCAACACCGGCTTTGTGAATGTTTATGCCAAACACGCCCGTTTGCGTTGCGTTCTCATTATACACGCCATCTTTGATGTCATCACGGAATACAGTCACCGGGCCACATTGTTTCAACGCTTCATATTTGCCCTGATGCAATCCAATGTGATGTGAACCGCGATATTGTCCGGGCTTCATTCGGGCCGTCCCCGCGCCATTGTCGGTGGTGATTGCCCATTCTTTGATGAACCAATTGTCCTTTTCTTTGTAGGCAACAACGATTTTGTCATCAAATGCGTTTGTGACCTTTTGCCCGGTTGCTGAATTTCGAACACCAATGATGTTCAAATTGAAATCCCCATTTTCAAAAAATGCATAACCTTTGGCGGCCATTGTGCGTTTCAAATCTGCAATTGTAATCATAACAATACAAAGATAATTAAACCAACGCCCAATGCAATTGTCACTTTGCGCAGCTGGTAAAATCGTTCGTCACGCTTTTTGATTTCATCCAACAATTTGTTTGTGATCCGTTCTTGTTGTGCGATGACCTCGGAATCAATTTTGCGATATTCCCGGCACAACGCCAATTGTTCGCGCGCCTCCGCGCCTTTTAATAAATATAAATTATTTTCCGCAACTGTCAAGGAATCGATGCATTGCGATGATGCGGCGTGTGGCTGCGCAACTTGTATCGCCATGATAAGCCACAAAAAGTGTTTCATATTTGCTTTGAATAAGTATTTGCGTGTCATGTAATGTTTGGTATTTCTTTTTGATGATTTCCAATGTGTCGAATTCTTTTTGAACAACCCTGATGGCCGGGCCATGAACAACATTGGTTTGTTTTGGAACTGCAAATTGAAGGTATGCAAAACCACCAACAAATAACAACACCAACAACAAAATGGTCAAATCAACTTTCCGCATCGTTTTTGGTGTTTGCAAATTTGTCGATGGATGTGAATCCCAAACAACAAATCACAATCCATTCAACCGCTTCAACCAATTCTTTGGATGGCGCGATGTCTTGTGGTGACAATGAATTGTGGGCCATTGTGCCAAATAAAATGAATGATCCGACAATCCCAACAAATCGTTTGGAACTGAATTCGCCTTTGTCGCCCTGAAATATTTGAAAAATCTTTTTCATCTGCCTTGACCGCGATATTTTTTTGCGGGTTTATTATTCTTTGAGTGAACACCTTTGTTTTTGCGCTTTGGCTTTGGTTGCCAACTCACGCCGGATGATGTTTTTGCCTTTGCCATTATTTTAAGCCGTTTAATTTTAACATGTTGTTGATTGATGCGGTGTCCATGCCAACCAATCCGGTGTCAACGCCCATGAACAACATCGTTGATGTCATCGCCTCGATTTTTGTTTCAGCGGTTGCAACGGCTTCTTTCAATTCGGCCTTTTCGGCAACTTTGTTTTCAACCAATTGTTCGCCTTGCTTCTTTGCAGCGGAAACAACATTGGATGCCATTTTCATGTTGTTTTCAACGCGCTTCAACATTTGTTCGATTTCGTCCACATTGGGCGTGTTTACAGCCCCGACCGGGTAAATCATTTCTAATGTCAAAATGATGGCAACAAAGGCCGTTAAAATCGTTTTCATAACTTTTTAACGGTGTTAATGATTCGCAATTCCGTAATTGCGGCCGACAATGCCGAATCCGATTTTTTCAACGCTGATGACATCCGGTCAACCTTCAAATCCAATTGGTCAATTTTTTGATTGGCTTTTTCGATTTGTTCGGTGTACGAATTTTTGACATCATAGTATAAATATGAAACGGCCGCCAACATGCAAAATGCCACCGCGGCCACCGGGTTTTTCTTGAACTGGTCAAACGAAACGGGCAATGCGTTTGCGTTAACTTGCTTTTTTACTGTCATTTGATGCGATTGATTTTTTTACTGTAATAAACCACCGCCAACAAACCCGAAATAAGACCAACAATGCCCACCACAAAGGTAAGGATTGGCTGATAAGTTTGCGTGAAAGTGATAATTGCTGAACTGCCTGAAATGGCCGTGGCAATCGCCGCCGTGGTGTCATTATTAAATTTGTTCATTTGGTGTTGGGATTACGCAAAAAGGTGAATCGGGGAATTTCTCACAATACCCTTTCAAATAAAGTGAATCATCCCCGCTGAATGTGTGTATACCCATTGGCGGTGGCCATACTTCAAACGGGGCAAAACTTGCGGGGGGTTCTGAATAGAATAGAATGTCAACCGCCCATTTGTCGCTCAAAACTGCGGGGGTTACAACTTCCATTCCGTCCATTACGGCGGGCGTAATCACAATAAACCCAATTTCAACAACTGCGCAATCTTTCCACGATGTCACGGTTTCTCCGCTTGGTGTGGTTGTGGTTTGTTGTATGTCTTTTTGTAGTGTTGCCCATTCGGTAGGGGTGAACTCGAATTTATTGAAGGATTTCATTGTGTTAAATTGTGGTTAGTGATGCAAGTTCGGCGTTGGTTAGGCGGGTTGGGAATAGGATTGCTTGGTTTATTGAATCATTAAAATTTGAAGCACCCGAATCGTCATTGCCTATAATTACTTGACTACAAGTCGGCACAGTTCCACTTGAATCCGTTCCTATTTGTGTGCCATTAATATACATTGCAAAATCATTCGATGCGTATGCAAGTGCTATTTTATATCTACCATTTGCAAGTGCAGAACTAATAATTGCCACTTGTTGCCCTGCACTTGTATACACTTGACCTACGCAAGAATTGGTACTTGTAAAATACAACTGCACTATATTAGGATTTGAACCAATAAAAAAAGGCACTTGATAATTTTCACTTTTTTGCGTTCGGTTAATATCAACAAATATAACTCCACTTGTCTGCCCAATCAACGAACTAATGCCCGTCTTATAACAAGCATCCGCAACCCTTGTGGCACTTGCTGATGTGGTTGGGCCTATATAACTTGTCGCATAACTTGACGCTTCAATTTGCGCGCCCCAAATATATACCCCGCT